TGATATTACAAGCCATACTATTTAGTGTTTTGTTTTGTTGTTAGTTAAGATTAATATGCTCCGTAGTAAACGATGTCTTGTCCGATACCGAACTGAACACCTGCGGTGTATCTCATTATGATTCTGTAGTTTTGAGAACCGTCCAAGTTCGCCATATCCAATACTCTTACTTCGTTGTGGTCTGATAACAAACCAGTACCGAAGAATAAGTTAGATTTTTGAGCTGCTACGATTTTGTCATCACTCATACCAGGACACAATACGATTTCAATACCATTGAAGTTGAATGGTTTCTCACCAACGTTCAATTGGTTGTTCCAACCATTTGCTCCGATAGCACCACCTGCTAAAGCTTGTTGATAAGCCTTAGCAACTTTAGTACCAACGTAGATAAGGAGGTCTTCTTTACCATAAACTGCTGATGGGATAGTGTTTACAACTGAATTCAACTTATCTAATACGTTAGCAGAAGTTACTGAACCAGAGATAATTGTAGAACCAGATAATGCTGGTAATACTGCTCCTGCTCCACCTGCTGCGATTGATGCAGAGAATAAAGATTGGAAACCAGTGAATGAACCGTTTGTGTTAGTTCCTTGCCAGATACCTTGTTCAGTAGCCTGGGAAACTTGCGCAGAAACATAACTCACCAAGTAATCATTAAAGCTAGCTGGTATGGTGTCAAAAGCTGAGAAACCTAATTGTAAAGCTTCCCAGGAGTCAACAAACTCTTGCTTACACAATTGTAAGTTTACTTGTAATTCTTTTGGTTCTAATACTCTTTCAGAAAGAGCAACTGAACCAGATGTTACGAAATCGCAAGAAGCATCTTGTACGATTCCAGATACGTCAAGTTTCTGAATTACAGATTTAAACTTAACGTTTGGTTTGATGGTTACCAATTTGTTATCCAAAGTCTTTGCAGATAACAATGCGGCTGCAATATATTCCAATTTTTGTTATCGTATCAGTTCTTTATCTGATACTTCTGTGATTTCTTTTTGTTATTGTCACAGTTCAGACTATATCATCAACGAATTATTGAGATTTGGTCTCTATCGTTGTCTCGCACTCTTGGATTTTTCATCTTCAACTCCACTTGGTAAGATTACTAAATCTAGTCGTTGAACCTTCCCAATATTTCTATTGGTATTGGTTGCTGATTGACCTCTTCAGGTGTTTCCAGCAGTTCACGAGATTTTACGCGGGCTAATTAATTAGCCAACCCGCGAATTCACCTGCATAGGTGTTTTGTGTAAAAGTTGGTAACGCCAAATTTTGTCTTTTTTTCATTTTGATAAAAATTTTGGGTTATTAAATATTTTTGTTATAAAGTTTAGCAAGAACTCTTTCTTGTGCAGATAGTTCTCTTGCCTTTTTATTTACGTTTTGTGTAGAGAATTTCTTTGGTTTCATACCAGCTTCAACTGGAGCACCATCTAATTTAGGAAGTTCTTCTTCATCTTCACCAACTTCAATTTCTATCTTTGGTTCTTTATCTACTACTTCTTCTTTTACTTCCTCTTGCATCTTAATCTTCTTCTCTAATTCTTCGATTCTATATGCAAGTTTTTCGATTTGTTTTGAAATGTCTGAATCTTCACCAACGATTTTACCTTGATCTACATCTGCTGGTTGTCCATCTCCACTTTGTGGAATATCACCAGGTGCAGTTTCATAAGTTTCTTCACTCATTTCATGTGGGAATTCAGTTGGTCCAGATGCTGGAATATCTTCCGCTTTCTTTACTTCCAAATCTTTCAATTCAACGTTTTCTCTTTCTGCGATGATACCATCTTTAGTGATGATTTTGATAATGTTCTCATTACCACTTTCATCTCTCAAAGTTAATTCATGTTCTCCATCTGGAGCAGGAGTTTTAGTTCCATCTTCTGAAACTACTTCTACTGGTTCACCTACATCAAAGGTTGGTGATTCAACAATTGTACCATCTGCTAATTTTGCGTAAGTTAATTTTACTTCATCTGATTGAAGTAAAGTAATTAACTTTTTTAATACTGTTTTTGCGTTCATGTCTAAAATGTATTTTTAATTTATAATATTATAACAATGTGTATATACGAAGTATTAATTTTTTTTAGTGTACCTGATTAATTGTTAGTATTACAGCAGGTATTGCAGGGTAATTACCACTTCCATTTTCTGCCAGAATTTTTCCATTACCATTAAGGTTTTGCCATACTAATTCAATATAATCATTTGCTACTAATTCTAACATAAAGTTTACAGTCATTGTTTGTGCTGTATTGTTTGGCATTACAGATTTAGTTGTAGATTCTGCTACATTAGTTCCATTCTTCTTTAACCATATCCAAATAGTATCAGCTCCAGCTGAACATTCTAATTGTGCAGAGAATATTATTAAATATGTTCCACTTTGTTGAACTTTAATTTGTGAGTTGTTTTGTACCACAATTCCTTTAGATACATCAGTAATTTCAAAATTAATTGATTGTGAAACTGCTGCACTACCAGAATTAGTTACATTTGTTTGGAATCCACCTACATCAAATGATGCGGATAACAATTCAGTATATTTTGTAAACTTAACTTGTCCATTAGATTGGTCATAAGTAAGAACACCACTACCAGTTGCTTCAGGTAAGTTTGCAGAAGATGATTGAATGTAGAAAGAACCAGAAAGTGATGTGCTACCACTTACGTTCAATGAACCTTCTACAAATGTATTTGAACCAGAATCGATTAAGAAACCAGTCTTTCTATTTGATAATGAATTACCAGTACCAACTGCAAATACAGTTTCTGCTGTAAGATTTCTTGTTCCATTTACTGCGTTATATCTACCAACAAACATAGAACCTTGTGTTCCATCGTAAGTTCTAGCCGCGGTTGAAGCCCCAGTTGTAGATGAACCTGTGATAACTAATGAGTTACCAATCAATCCAGTTGATACTATATTACATCTATCACCAGTTGGAACTGATGCTGAATTAAATGTACCTACTACTATATTACCAGAGAATTCTTTTGTTTGTGATGTTGAAGTGTTTGTTCCACTAAATGTAACACCATGTGAAAAACCAGAAAATAAGTTAAAATTTGTTCTTGGTGATATTGATGATGCAACACTTAATCCAGATGAAGAATATTCGTTATTAAAAACTAAAGCTGTTGAACCTAATAAATTACCAGTAAGTGTTAATGAACTAGAAATTTGATTTACGGTAGTAGCTCCTCCCATTTGAACGTTAGAAGTAAATGAAGGGGAATTGGTTAAATTTGTTGTAAATGCTGTTGCATTAAATGTTCCACCAATTAATGCATTTTGCGTTAATGTAGTACCTGATATTGCCTTTTCGTAATTATTTGTTGCAGATGTACCTAAATTTATCTGTCCTAATAAGAAATTATTTGTAAGAGTATAAGTTGATGATGAAATAGGTGCTCTTAAAAATAAAGCGGTTGTAGTTTGGTTTGCAATTATGTTACCACTCAAATTTGGTGAAAATGCAGCACTACCAGTAATTTCTGGAGTCCTACTACCCATAATCAAGTTGTTATCACTCAAATATTTTTTAAATCCTGCACTTGGTGTTCCTGGAATACCTAATATGTTATTAGAACCAGATAGTATTAAATCAGTTGTTGCAGAACCATTTCTAAATATTAAGTTTACTTGTCCTGCTAAGTTAGAAGAACTTACAAATCCTAATTGTGAAAGAGATGGTATTGAGTTTGGTGCAGATAAAACGATAGAACCAGATGCAACATCTAATTGTAAAAAATTTGATGTTGTTCTTAAACTATTATTAAGTTTAACTGAATTAAACAGTGATGCTGTTGAATTAGCAGTTATTGTATCATTAAATGTTTGTGTACCAGTAAATGTATTAGAACCAGTGGTTGCATAAGAACCAGTCGCATTTATCAATGATGTTACCTTACCATCGTTTGAAGATGTGTAAGATTGGAATGATGAGGTTGTAACAAAACCTAAATCAATTATTTGTTGTGAACCAGATACAGTTCCAGTTGGTGCTGAACCAGATGATGCTACAGTTAAATTAAATGTACTACCATCACCTTTAGTAAATGTAAGTACGTTTACATTTACACTACCAGTCACCATAAGTGAACCAGTATCAGTTGAACCTCCACCACCAAAAGATGATGTTGGTACAGCTTTAGAAACGTTTCCTGCCCCACCTACCCATGCATATCCTTGTTGAAGAGATGCAGTAAGTGAACCAGTTATATTAGTTGAACCTGATACAATAAGATTGATTGGGTTTTGTGAACCTGCAGGATTATTAGGGTCTTCTAATCTTAAATTAGAACCTACAATAAGATCTCCCGCTCCATTCTTATTAAGTGTATTAGCTATATAAAGAGAACCAACGTACGCATCTTGTTGTGCGTGTAAAGGTCCATTTACTTCAAATCTTCCAGTTACTCTTGTACCAGTACCAAAACCACCATTTACACCAATTATTTGATTTTGTGTAGTAGATGATGATACAATTAAAGAACCAGTTATCGTTTCATTTCCTATAAAATTATTTGAACCAGTTGTTGCGTATGAACCTGTTTTGTTAATAAGAGAATTTACTTTACCATCGTTAGATGAAGTATAATCTTGGAATGATTGTGTTGTTACAAAACTTCCAACACTTCCTGTTGCATCTGGTATGTTTACACTAAATTGTGAATTATCTGCCTTTGTAAAAGTAAGGTTTCTTGTATTATTATCAAAAGATGCTGTATTAAGTAATGAACCTGTAGCTTGTGCTAATTCAGATTGATTTACAAAAGTTACATCTAATGATGAAGAGAATGATTCTAAAGAATCTAATCTTGTATCTACTGAAGAACTAAATTGTACAAATGTTTGATTTGATGATGAAAGTATTCCAGTTCCACCAGTACTTCCTGATGCAATGGTATCGATTCGATTATCAAATGATGCACTATCGGTTGTGTATGTTGCTTGATTCACTGTGGAATCAATCATATCTTCGTTAAATGTTCGTAGGTTAGAAGGAGTAATCAATCCCGCATTATTATTTGGGAACGATGTATTATTTTCTACCTTTAACGCCTGTTTACTTAATTCTGACATATCGTTATATTATTCATTGTTTAATATTATATCAAATCCATCAGAGTATCCATCGTTAAATGCACCTCCTTTGGTTCTATTAGGG